AAAACTTAAAGAGTTTGTAATAGGGCTTAATGGATTAGAAGCTGCCCATTGTTGTGAATTAGGTTTATTGTAAACAAAATAGTTATCTACAATATCAACAGTATTAGCTGCGTTAAATGGGCCATCAGATGTAGGCATAACACTGAAGTTTAATGCATACATTGTTTCAGAAGAAATGGTTTGGGATGAGCTAACTACATAAGTTCCAACTCCGCCAGCGCCTGTTCCAAAAGTTAATGTTAAAGTTAATCCTATGCCTGATCCGTTACTTGATGTGGATGCGTTATTATTAGGAATTGATGTGTAAAGACCTGAATTAGTCCTAGTTAAGCCTGTAACAGCGCCTGAAGCGCCAATACTTGAAACAGTATAGGTAGCAGGGGTTGTTCCATAAACACCGCCTAAAACGGTTACTGTGTCGTTTACAGCATATCCTGTGCCAGCAGTCGCAATTGTTTCACTTAATACTGTGTTTTGACCTAAAGCAGTAATAACTGTGCCTGAAGCCACGCCTGCACCTTGAACAGTTTGACCTATGTAAATCGTGCCTGTGACTGCTGTAACTGTTAAAATTGCACCTGAAATAGACCCTGTAATTGTTGCACCTACAGCTACAGAATTTAATGTTTCAGATGATTCTGTTTGGGATAAATTAATTGTATAAGTGCCTACACCACCTGATCCTGTGCCTAGTGCTGTAATAACAGTTTCTGCTGTAACGCCTACACCTAATAATGATTGACCTACACCAATAGTTCCATTTTTAACTTGAGTAACAGTTAAAGTAGTGCCTGCTACAGAACCTATAAAATAAGCGCTAGAAGGAACAGAAATGCGCCATGTATAACGATTAACACCATCTACAATATAAACGTTTACACCATTGTCAGTAATGCTTACACGACCTGTATTAGTGTTTAATTGACCTACCATAGTAGGTGTTAAAGTAGAAGTTAAAACGTAAACATAAGAACCAACCACAGCAACCATATATGATCCGCCTGATACGGTTCGCATACCACGCACTTCTTCTTGATTTTGAAATACAATTTTTGAAGTTAAACCAGGAGTAGGATATAAAGCTACAATGCCACGAGTGCCAGGTTGTTTTAAAAGATCAATTTCAGGGCGAAAATTAATACATTCTTGTGCGTCTTGATAAATCGAAGGCGCTTCATAACTTGGCCCAACAAAACCAAAATCCGCCATAATTTACCTTTATCTAAAGAAGCCGCCTGTTAAAATCCATCCAGCATCTTTTTGTCTTGAACTTAACAATGCGTCATTAAATCTTGCAGATTGCATAGGTTTCATATTAGTGCGTTTTAATGTAGCTTTTGCTTGTCCTGCATAAGCTGAAATCATAGCAATTTGAGTTTGTGATGCTTTGCCATACATAGGCATTAAACGTTCAGCTAAACACCAACGTAGTGCCATAGAATAGCCTTGAGGTAAGTTTATGTTGTCATTGATAGAAGCATAGTTTCTAAATAATGTTTGAGCAAACATATGAATTTCACCCTGTGCAGGATTAGGCCATACGAATACGTTACCTGAATCAGAATTAGGATTGAAATATAAAGCTTTAGGCCATGGGCCATTTAAAGTCTTTAATCCAATCATGTTGTAATCATCTAAAGCTAAAATAGCTATTGGATAATCTAATCCACCATTTACAATAGGTTGACCATTAGAACTTGTATTAATACGAACAAAAGCTGAATCAATGCCAAGAGGTTTTTGATAGTAAGCTTGAATAGTAGTAGATGCAACGGTTGCTGAATAAGTAATATTAAGTAAATATGTGCCTGCATAATTTACGTTACCGCCAGCGCCTGTTAAAGTATCTAAAATTTTAGTGCCATCTGTAATGCCTGTGCCTGATAATGTTTGACCTTGTGCTACTGCACCTGATAATACGCTTGTAACTGTAAGAATATTACCTGAAATAGAGCCTGTAAATTGTGCGCCAATGAAATTAGGCGATGCGTGATTAGGGCCAATCGTATATTGAACTTGGCCTGAAATAATAGGCCATATAATTTCCGTTACATTAAACACCATCATATCTTCATTTGACCATTGGTCAATGATGTCATTTAACATATCAAAAGCGTCTTGCGCTTCGTCAGGGCTTGGTGTTTCGCCTGAAGCTAATGCACCAATATCTTTTAATGCTCTTGAAATAATATCAATGGGTTGTGTCATTATAGGTCACTCATGTTAATTTTCATTGGTTGCCAAGGAAGTTGAGTTGTATTGTTATTTTTTAAATTATTAAGTTGATTTTCTAAATTATCAGTAATATGACAAATGCCATTAACTGTAGCTTCTTTTTCAATCCAAGAAACAATATCTTCTTCTTTTACGTCAGATAAAGGTATATTTAAAGTTTTATCACTAAACCACCAATTGCCTTCAGTTTCTACTGAATTAAGTTCGTTATCAGCAATAACATAATATTTAGCATGAGTAATTATTTCGTCTTTAACAGAAATCTCAAGAATTTTCCAATTAAACATTATTTAGTAATAGCAGCAGTAAATGGTGTTAAATCATTAGTCCCATAATAATCAGAACCTTTAGCAATTTGAATCTCAAGATGTTCTTTATTGCGTTTAACTGTGTCAGCCCATTCAGCATCAGTCATTAGTTCAGGTTTGCCAGAGTTAAGTAGGTTTACGCTATCCATAGCTGCGTCATAGTTGCGCTGCACTTCTTGTTCAGGTGTTAGTTCTAACATTATTTATTTTCCAATGCTGTTATTCGTGCTGTAAGTGATGTGATAAGGGCTTGTTGCTCTTGTATAGCTGCTGTTAGAGTAGCTACTAGGAATGATGTATCTACGCCTTGATAAACTGGATTTCCTTCTGCATCTACAGCATCTTTTTCACCTGTTACACAATCAGGTACTACTGTTTGAAGTTCGTGTGCAATAAATCCTTGACCGTATGAACCATCTGATTTCCATTTATATGTTACTGGTTTAAGTTGTGCTACTGTATCTAATGCACTTGTCATTGGCACAATATTGTCTTTTAGACGATAATCAGATGAAGTGACATAAGATGTAGTTGTTCCACTAGTTTGAATATATCCAACAGCACCATTTCCATTTAAAAAAGTCATATTACTAAAAGCAGTAGTGCCAGAACCTCTACCAACTTCAATAAAACCTATTCCTCCTGCTCTAATTCCTGCTTGTGTAGAACTTGGAGTAACTGTAGTTCCAATCAACACATTACCACTAGAGTCTATAATTTGTCTAGGATTACCAGCACCATCAGATAACACAATGTAGTTACTTGCTGTGCGGATGTCTAGACCGCCTTGATTTCCTGAGTAAGAACCAATAATGCTATTGTTAGTTCCTGAAGTTACAAGATACCCAGACCCGTTACCAAAAAATGAATTGTTGTTTCCAGTTGTTGCATTACCAGCATAATATCCAACCATAGTATTTGAATTGGATGTGGTATTGCTATATCCAGCACCGCTTCCAAAAAATACAGAATTAATTCCAGTAGTATTGCTATACCCAGCCTGATACCCTACTGCTGTGTTGTTTGATGCGGTGGTGTTTGAATATAAAGCTGATTGCCCAAAAGCACAATTACTAGAACCTGTTGTGTTTGAGTACATTGTTTGGTATCGCCCAACAGCCGTATTTGAATCACCTGTTGTGTTTGCTGCTAAAGCTTGATAACCAAGAGCCATATTACCCCCTGATGTATTTACTGCTAAAGCTTGATAACCAAAAACAGTACCTGTAGCTGCACTACCACCACCCTTACCAACAGTAAGACCTGATATGGTTGCATCATTAGCTGATGTTAATGTTGTTCCGTTAAAAGTAAGGTTAGCTGATGTGCTAAATGATCCATAATGTAATTGATTTGCAGTAAATGATGTAAGTCCAGTTCCGCCATTAGCAATAGCTACAGTTCCTGTTACATTCGCTACGCTACCTGTTATAGTTGCTACAGTATCTGTAATAGTTGGAAGTGATAAAGTATAACTAGACGCAGTATTAGGGCCTGATAAAGCTACTTGTCCGCCTAATGTCGCTTGAAAAACTAATTGT